TAATCCGGTTCGGATCATCGAGGCCCGCAATCACGATCTGACTGTTGTTGGGATATTCGTAGACCTGGCGATAGCGGCGGGCTGTGTTGCCGCGAATCCTTGAGCCGGCCGGCAGCGTCTTCTCCTCAAAGGTAACGAGCCCGGATTCCGAAAGTGATGAGCGAGTCTTGCGGACGATGAGGCCGCGCATCCCCGCATACTTGCTTGCGCACAAGTGAAGCTTTTCGAGGATAGCGCGGCTCTTTCCTGTCCCGGCGGGCCCGGAGAGCAGAACCTCAGGCGCGCGCGAATAGAACATATCGAGCGCGGCGCCAAATGGCTGGTATGGCCGACTGTCCGGCGACGCCTCGACGCTGCCGGATGCAATCACGATGGCCATCAGAAGAGAGAGAAGAAAAGACATTGCTGCTGCTGCCTCACCAACACGCCCGCAATTTCTCAGGCAAAAACAAGTACAGTCGCCACCAAAGACGCGCGACGATTGACGGCCTGCGATCATTCCAAAACGCTTGGCTTAGCGATTGATTCGCCCAATTGAATAGAAACTTAAGGATTCTTCCTTTCATCTCACACCTTGTCAGGATCTACACCGACATAAACCTTGATCGTTTGCTCTTGTGGCGCGTCCTTTGGCTTCCTGTCGCCCATCTCGATAGCGATGTCAGCCAGGGTTTCGCGCCATGCCTTTTCATTCCAAAGCTTGCCGTTCTTTGCTACGGCAAACTTGATCGCCGCAAGCTGCTCGGCATGTTCCTTGAGCGCCGCGATCCGCTCAGTCTTCAAAGCCAGGCCGGAATTAAGCGCCTCATCAATCCGCGCCTTGCGCCGCTCATCGATGAGCGGCTTTGCCTTCTTGCGCCAGTGCGCAATGGTCGAAGACGCTAGGCGCTTTCTGTAAACCAGCGCCCAGAATCGTTGGATCGAGCCCTCACGCGTCCCGGCCGCAAGCAGCGCAATCAGTTGCTCGCGCTTCTCGTCTGTAAGCGACGGGGCGGCCATCAGTCTTGAGCCACCTCTTTCAGGTAAGACCTAAGCCCAGCCTCCGCAGCAGCCAGGGCGAGCGCGAGCTTGCGCCGCCGTCTCGAAGCGGCGCGGAGCTTTGCGGCCTTTGCCTTATCAGCCTCAGCCTTAGCTTGCGCCATAAGACTTGTAGCCATCGCCTCGAAGAGTCTGGCTGCGACCCTCACGTTTTGCGCAACAATGATCGGGATAAGCTCAGGATTCATTAGAACCTCGCGCCGCCGCCAAAGAGGAGGCGCGCATAAGTCACAGGCCGCCTATCAATCCATTGAAAGTCAAACGAGCCGGGGCGGAGAAAGAAATGTTTGCCGAGATTGATATCGAGCCCGCCGCCTACGCTTACCGTGCCGCGTGTAAAGCCAGGTCCGGCGCGAGACTCAAAGCGCGTTGCGCCAAAGAGCGCGCGGCCAAATAGACTGAGGCTGTTTTTACCGAGCGAGCGCGCAACCGTGGTCCCGGCCAGATACTGATACCTATCCAGGACATTATTCGAATCATATTGCCCGGCCACATCGAAGACGGCTCCAATCCTCCATCGCTCAAGCTCAACGAGCTTGTAATCAACGGAGCCGCTCCAGCCTGGCAGATTCAGGTTCGCGACGTTGAGATTCTGGAATCCCACGTGAATCTTTATGGTGTCCTGAGCGCGCGCCCCAACCTGGAGCAGGACGAGCAGGACGATAGGCAGCAGCAGTAAACTCTTTCGCATTCGCATCCTCCGTGGTTGATCACCCAGGGCCGAAGCCGCAAAAACAAAAGGCAGCGAGGCTTGCGCTTGCAAGCTTTGCCGCCTCTACTAACTCTCCGGCGCGGAGCGTTAAGTTGTAAGATCAGCAAGAGATTATCACGAAGGAACTTAGATTCAAGGCGAAAGCTCGGACTTGACTTCGGTGCGGATTAGAACTGTCCGCGGTCTACCCCGGCTGAGCTTAAGCACGATGGTTAAAGCTTGGAGATCAGGCTGCGCTTCGATTAGAGCTTCGCGCTTGCGAAGTTCGCGAAGCAAAGCCTCAATGATCGCTGCGAGGCGAGGCGAAAGCGAAGCTGGAAACTCAGAACTCGAAGCCATGGGCTGAGGCTATCACAAGCTAAAAAGCTCCGTTGAAATTTTCTCCAAGCTGCGCAGGCTGCGGCTCCTATAGTTTATTCGCTCCATCACTATCCGTGAAAATCATTTCGTCGTCGTTTTCATCGTCGTCGTTTTTCCGCGCGCGCCACTCTTATCGCGCGCCGCAAGTCGAGATAAGTCGAGGGAATTCGCTCCAAAGGGACTGTCCCGGAAAAAATCGGCGCCCACATTCGCGCCGCGCTGAGGCGCTCTCAGTCACGCGCAGTCACGGATAAAAAAACGATCCGAATTTCCGCGCTCTCCGTTTTCACGCGCCGCAATCCGGCTTTCAAAATTCATTTCGCGCGATCAATTAAGCGCAAAAAAAATCGGCGGCGCCCGTGTCCCCAGCCAGCGCCGCCGAAGCGTACATCTTGCCCTTGGTGCCAAATTGGCCTCGCTCCTAGTCTGTTTTAGCTCCCCTAGTAACACCCTAAAAGAGTTCAGCCACACCCAGACTACAACACCGGCGCGCATCCTTCAATCAATTAAGGACTGGCCCCCGGGTTTGGGCTTTCTCCCTCACCGCGCGGCCTTACGCCCGCGCTGTTGCGCATTCACCACCCCTCTCGGGCGCGGCGCCCGCAAGCTTCGCCATCGTCAGTTCCGGGCCGTCCGTGCTCGCCCCATTGTCCCCCGGGCCGGCAATGGTACGGGCTAAAAGCCCCGCGGTTCGGCGGAGGCGGGACGCGGGTATCGGAGCGCAAGCGGGCTTCTCTCATGTGGGGGGCGCCCTGCCCCCCACACCCCCCCCTTCCCGCAGCCCGCAGCATCTCTATGCGTGGTCTTCCCATAACGCCGCTTGGTTTCTGTCGGGTGGGGCTCACTCGCGCCATTGCCGGCCCGGGGGTCATTGGGGCTGTGCGCGGGCGTCCCTCTCGCTGGGTCCTGTCCGCGTGTTTTCCATTGTGTCCGCTTTTCCCCGGGGGTGTCTCATGTTCCATCTCGTCGTTCTCCTCATTGTCGCGTGGTTCCTGTTCTTCGCCGTGTCGTTCGTTCGCGCGTTGGTTCCGTGCGTGTGCGTTGTCTCCCGTCGTCGCTCGTCGCTCGTGCTGGCGTGGCGGGTTTCGCGTCGCTCGGGTTTCGGTTCGCGTCGGGTGTGGCTGTTCGTTCCGCTTCCCCGGTGGGTTCTCCGCCGGGTTCGGTGCGGGCGGTGACGGGCGCCGCCTCTTGCCAATTCACGCAAGCCTAGGAAGCTTTGTTACTTTAAGGCGGCCCGCAGAGGAAGCGGCGCGAGAAGCAAAAGGTACGGAAGAAAACCAATGCCTTCAGCTCTTCAATCAATCTCTTCGGATCGAAGAGCTGGCGCGCAATGCGAAAAGACGGAATCCCGCTCTGGCTGATCTACGCGACACCGGCTGAATCAATCTTCACCGCAAGTTCAAAACCCTATATGGCCTCACGCGGCGAGGTGCGCGCAATTCCCTGCGCCCGCTCGGGCGAAAGCCTAGCTTGGTTTCTTTCACTCGGTCTTCATTCTATGTTGGGCCCTCTCCTGACGCGGCTTCCCCGGCGCAGTGCGGGCGCGTCGGACGCCGTTGGCGCCGCCGCCGCCCGCGCGCCTATTTCATCTAGTCTCCAGCGAATTTTCAAAAGCCTCTTGCGGTGGCGCTGGCCGCGCGGCTTCTGTAAGGCCCGCCCGCCACCGCTTCGCTCCCCCTCCGCCCGCGTTAACTGCCGCGGCGGAACACGCTGCCCGCGTGTGTTGCGCGCGCCGCGAGAATTCAATCGCCTCACTCTCTTCCCGCCGCAGCCGATCACGTGATAAACTCGCATCAACTCGCAGCGGTAAATACCCAAATGGCTGAGGACGCTGCGGAATCGCGCTGACGAAAGTCGGCGCTTTTATTTTGTCCGCAATCCGCAATCAAAAAAAATGAAAGGGCCCGCGGGAAACATCTTTCCCGCGGGCCCTTTCGTCGCCAGATAAGAAAGCCGCGCGAACTCCCGACAAATCCGCGCGGCCCATCCCCTAGACTTCACTGAAGCCTAGTCAGTCACTCCTTCAACGACCGATGTCACTCAGTCACGTATCACCCTTGATACGCGCATCGAGACTACAACACCATCCAAGAAAAACAAAACCGAAGGCGCGGCAATCATCCGCAGTCCACGCTCAATCCCGCGCCCGGGGCTCACCTTCTGACGCAGTCTTGTTCCGCAGCGTCGCGCCAAAGCCGCGACTATCAGCCTTTCCCTCAATCTTCTCCGCCTGAAGGCGTTGGTGAAACACGCAATCCCCCAGGTATGGAAAACCGCGAAGATAAATCAGTCCATGACGCTCAAAATAACATCGCGGTTTCCCACACCTTGCGCAAACGTAGAGCGAAGACTAATCGGATGGGCGCTGCGCTACAGTAAAGGGCGCTGCGCCCGGTTGGAGAAATATTTTAGGTCAGCTTTCACCGAGCGCCCGCAATGGCCCACAGCCAGTTCAATCCAATCGGATATACGGGAGCAGCGCTGAGCGCAATGGGAGTTCCGCCAGTTGAGGGAGCCTCACCCGCTGAAGACGCTCCTTCGAGGTCGCGCTTGAGAAAACTAAGCCCCCAGCGGGCGCACACGGCGCTAGCGCACTTGCTTGACTAAAGTCTGCAAACCGCGCGCCGTGCCAAGCAGCTCAGCCACCGACACCGCCACGTAAGGGGCTCAAGGGGGTTTTGCATGTTGCGTGCCATTCTCTGCGTTTTTGGCCATGTCACCGTTACGTAACGGTTACATGGTTGCTTTTCTGGTTCCGGTTTGGTACCATTCCGGTTCCACGTTGGTTCTGCGCTCGCGCGGGCGCTGTCGTTGGCCGTTTTTTTTTGGGGGTGTTTCATGGCTTCTTCTCTTCCGCTCTTTCCGTCTGTTCCGCCCGCTGGCTGCGTCTGCGGGTCGTGCGGCGCTTTCGTGCCCGTGGGCGGGTTTTGCTGCGGCGTGGGGCCGGCGCCGGATCGGTCGCGTCCGTGGGTTGGCGCGGCTCTTGGGCCGCTGGCTCTCTCTCCTGCGGCTCTGGCTGCGCGTCGCGCGGCGCTCGGTGTGTGGCGTCGTTCGCCGCGCCGCTGGTCTGGCGGGCCGTGGCTCGCGCGCTGAGGTGCGCCTCATGTTTTCCGCTCTCCTCCTCTTTTCCATCCTTCTCTTTTTGCTGGCCTTCGCGCCCAGCTGGCGCCGCTCGCTCGCCGTGCGGCTGGTGTTTGCGGGCCCTCGCGCGCAGGGAGCGCATCGTGGCCGCGTGGCGCTCATCTTGCGCCGCGGGCCGGGGGCGCGCCTAGCCCCCGGTATTGCTTGCGTGCGGGAGCGCTGGCTCTGGCTGCCGCTCTGGCTCTCTCGCCGGCTCTGGCTCTCGCGCGCCTGCGGCTCGGGGCTCTTCGCGCGCTGGCTGCGCGCAGCCACTCGGGGCGGAACTGAAATTCAGTGATTTTTTTTGCAGTTGGCTGAAAAAAAAAGCTTGCATTGGGGGTACCGCTATGGTACCATCTCGGTACCGTAGAAATGCGGCACCAATAATCGGAGGCAATATGATCAAACTCAACAGCGACACCTTTCGGCGGGCAATCGAAAAGGCGCAATCCATCGCGCCGGCCTGCGAGCTCCTTCACACCGACGAAATCAATTTTACTTTTCGCGTTGCGCGCGCGGGCGGCGGCGCGGCCATTATCGATATCTGGTTTGAGGGCGGAACTTGCTGGACATCGTGCGACTGCAGGGCGGGCGTGGGCTACGGGCGCGGCGGCTGGCCGCAGCCCTGCTACCACGTAGCGCGCGCGGCTCTCTCAATCGGGCTGCTCGCCTCTCCGGCAATGCTGCCGTTTGCGGCGGCGCTCGAACCCGCGCCCGAGCGCGCAGTGGCTCGCCAGGTTCCCGCGCCACTGCTCGATCCGCGGGAACTGGCGCCGATCCCCGCCGCGCCTGAATCGCAATCCCTGAGTCAGGAGGCGCTGATTGGCTATCTGCGTTCAGCGGTGCGGGCGCTGGCGGGTCGCTTGTGGTTCGCGTCGCGCGAGGCGCGGGCGTAACCGTTCACTGGCGCGGCGAGTAATGCCCGCCGCGCCAATCAATCGGAGGAAGACAATGCACGGGACACCAAAACAAATCGAATGGGCTGAGAAAATCAAACCGCAAATCGTCGCTCTGGCCGAGGACGAGATGATTCAGATAGCGATCTCGCGCGGCGCGAGCGATGGATTTCTCGGCAGAATCCGCGAGAGCCTCAGGCAGGCCGCGGACGAGCAAACCGCGAAATTCTGGATTGATGGCCGGCCTCAGGGCCGGACGCCAGTCCGAGAGACCTTCGCAGCTATTCTCAATCTCCGCCGTCGCACGGCGGAGATTTTAAAGGAGAGTAAATGACTGAAAACCAGATCAAAGCGAAAATTCTGATCACGGGGCGCGCTCTCGAGCGCGCGGACTGGCGGAGCATGAAGGCCGAGGCTGCGCACAAATGGTGCGAGCTATACGCGCGCTTCGCCGGCTGCCACGATCCGGCTGAGCTTGAGCGCATCGCGACCGGCGCAATGCTATACGTAATGGAAGGTGGATCCTCAGCCCCGCATCCCGGCGAGGCGCTGGACGAGGCGGAGATTGAAGCCGATGCGCCGCCCGATCGCTGGGAGGCGCGGGCATAATCCATTGGTCCGGGCCGGACGATAACAACGAAAGAAAGAGAGGGACGAACACAATGCAGCCAAAAATCAGAATCGAGCAGACAGGCGATCGCTTCAATCAGGCCAACGGCACCACCTTCAACATCTACGCGACGCTCGACGGCTACATGGGGCAAGGCGGCGGCGAGATCGACGTACCGTGGCCGATGGACCCATCGGCCACGCTGAGGGCGATTGCGCAGGCTCTCACACGAGAGGCCGCGCGGATAGAGCGCGAGAATGCGCCGCTGCGCAGGCCGCAGCCGACCGGAGTGAAGATCAACGGCTGGGATGTCTAATCCCGGCCATTCACCGAAACGGAGGCAACCACATGCAGAGTGAACCAGCGCGAGAGGCAGAACGCCTCTCGCGGTTGATCGATAGCGAGCTCGCACACCGTAGGGGACAGCTCGAATATCCGGATTCCTTCGATCCGGATTTCGTTAGGCGGGCTATTTCCCACTTAGAAAACCTGAAGACGACTACGGGCGCAATGCCGGCCGACGCGGCTGGCGCCCGTACGACCAAACGACCGGGCGATATTTGAAATAGAGGCAAGCATGAGCAGGAGGGAGCAATTTGAACAATTAGTTGATAGCTACGCGGAATGCGAAGGCCCGCGCAGCTACGACCTGAAATTCTTGATTGAACTTGTTTGTGATTTACAAATCGCGCTCGATGAAATCCGCGCTTCATCCTGTGAATCTCTCGCCGCTGCGCGAGAGATCGCGGGCGAAGCGCTCAATAAATAGGGAGGGAGATATGGCAAGCAAAGCGCTCGAAAAAATCGAAGCGGCGCTACCTACGGCGCCGCAAAACCGCCAGCTCGACGCTCTACGCCTGATCGCGGAGCAGACGACGCCAAAGGAAGAGATTCGCTGGCGGCCCGGGCGCGGAGGCGCGCGACTGCCGTACACTGATACGGCCTATGTGATTCGCGCGCTCAATCAGGCGTTCGGCTGGGACTGGGATTTCGTGGCCGACAACGAGGAATTGCTATTGAATGGCGCGCGGCCATTTGAAGTGAAAGTGCGCGGGACGCTGATCGTGCGGCTTGGCGGTCAGTCCGTGACGAAAACCCAATTCGGCTGCCAGCCAATTGAGATGCTGAAGGATGGCTCAGCGCCGGTATCAATCGGCGACTGCTACAAAGGCGCCGCAAGCGATGCGCTCAAAAAATGCGCGAGCCTGCTCGGCATCGCGCTCGACCTGTACGACTCGGATTCGCCGGTTCACGGCGGCAGAGAACATCAGCAATCAGGAGAGAGGCAGCAGCGGCAAGGGCCAGCGCAGCCCAGCCAGCCAACAGCAGGAAAGGCCGGCCAAATCCGCGCTCTCGCCAGCGCGCTGAAGTGGGACGACGCAAAGCTCATAAATGAAATCTTCGCCCGCTTCAATATCGCGCTGGAATCAATCGGCGCGATTGAAACGCTCGACGGCGGGCAGCAGGCAGAATTGATTCAGGCGCTCAAGGCCGAGCTTTCGGCCCGGGCGCAAACCACATCTAAATAGGAGGGGAAACTCATGACTAATCAATCAACGAGCGCACTCACTGAGGCGATGCGCACACTGATTGCGCTCGATCTGAGGAAGAAAGAGATTGAGGAATACTACCAAGCGCTCGAAGTCGCAATCGAGCTCGTGGCCCAGGAAATCGGGGTAAACGGTTACTTCCAGGCGCCGGACGGAATAGTTTACAAAATCGTCAAACCCGAAGGCCGATACGTAATGTTCAGGGAGCTGGATTTCGTGCGTACGAAGCGCGCCAGCGAGGAACGCGGAACGCTCTCACAGAAAGAGGCGGAGATCGCAAGAGCCGGCGGGTTCGTGCGCGGTTGAAAACACGAAGGCCGCGCGGAGATAAATTCCGCGCGGCCCGGAAACCAACAAATCGGACTAACGAATTGGTCCGAGAGTACAAGAGAGGAGGAAGGCATGCAAGAGGCGGTTTTCGCAGCAGCAGCAGAACCCCAAACCATGGCGCGATGGTGGACGGTGGCAGACGTGGCGAGTTTTTGCGACGTAAGCGCCCGCACAGTCTATGCGTGGGTCGCAAACAGATCGACAGGGATTCCATTTTCGCGTCCCCGAGGGACGAAAAAGTTGCGCTTCAAACCGGAGGCGATTCGCCAATGGTTTGACGGGGAGCGATAGCTTTTTCCGGTGGGACATTGCGTGTCCTACTGGGACGGATACAATTCAGCAGCCAACGGAGGACCAACATGAATGAGGACTACACAGTTATCGGCTACGCCGGCAAATCAGGGAAGGTGCACGCATACAAACTAATCGGGACAGCCCCCGACAAATTTCAACCAGGCAAAAAGCGCGCCCATCTGAAATCGCTCAACGACGAGCTTGATTTTTGGGTGGACGCGGAAAAACTCACGGACGCGCCGCCGCAGTCCGAGGCCGCGCGAGAGCGAGCGCCAAAGCGCGCCTGCTACTCGTGCGGATGCGAGTTCACTTACGCCGAGGCGCAACGCAACGGCGGCGAATGGTCAGACAGCTATTGCGGCTGCTGACTAAATCCCAACCAACACGGAGGCAACTATGGAAACAGTAGATCACGCCGAGGCTGTGAGGCAGGTGCGCGAATACATCGCCACGGGCCGTCAAACCGCAAGTGAGTACCGAGAGCGAGCCGAGGCGTTCGAACTCGAAATGCTCGAAATGAGAGTTAATCAGGATTACGACGTAATGAGGTACACGCAACTTGAGGCCGTGACGAAGGCGATTCGGGAGGCTCTCAATGACTAGAAAAGAGCATTACGGCGAGCAGTGGGACGGCACATGTACGAGCTGCGGCCACGACTATTTTGCCTGCCGGGGCAATTGCACGTGCCTGAGTTGCAACGCGCAACGGCAGGATGAGATTACAGACGGGCTCTGGTTCGAAGAGGACGGCCCCGCCGACGATAGCAATATAGAGTGGCGGGAGGCTCGGGAACTGAAGAGGAAATAAATGCCATACGACTCCGAATAGTGACCACGCCTTATCTTTCAATCCGTGCGTCGCCTCGCGCGGCGCACTTAACCAACCCGGAGGAAGCGTTCAACAGTGGTGTGTTGCAGCCAATCTAGCCTTGCCTTGTATCGGGAGCATCGCCGCGCTGGCGGCGATGCTGATCCGGTAGCCGAAGTGGTGAACAAGGCCACCCCAAAATAAATCTCCCGGATGGGAGAGATTCCCCTTGCAATCTCTCCCAGATGGGAGTAGTATAAATCATCGAAAGCGGCAATCAAGCCGCCGAAGCAAAGGAGAATAGAAAAATGTATTACCCGATTATGATCGATGAAAATGGCGAAACAGTAAACCCAGACCTATCTTCAGTGGAAGGCTGGGCAATGGACAGCGATCTCGCCAATCAGATGGTCAGCGACGGCTACATCCAAGAGGATGATGGCACTTTCAGCGGGCCGAATGGCGAGCGCGTAAAGATCATTGAGAAGTAGCAATAAAAATCCCGCCAGTGAATTGCACTCACTGGCGGGATTTCGAGCAGGAGATAACACCAAAAACGGAGATAAAGAAAATGGCAAGCAAAGACGATTGGACGGAACACCAGACACCCGAAAGCAAATTCCGCGTGGCCGATGGCGAGGTGGCCTACTACACGGCCCTGATGCCATCATCTAGTAGTCTTAGGGCTGTTGCGACTCGATTCGCTGAAACAGCCGACTACGGCGATGACTGCGACGAGGAGCCGGTAGTGTGCAGTGTGGAAAATATCACCACAGGGGCAAGCGCGTACTTTGCGGTACGGAACGGAGGCCGGATTGAGTTCCCCTCTGCCCTTCGGGGTGGTGCGCGAGGATATTAAGTCTTATCGCGCCGCGTGGCTCCGTCTCTGACATCCTGCTCGGTGAGAGCCACTCGAAGAGTGTCCACGCGGCGCGGCCAATCAACAACTCAGGAGTATTATCATGGCTAAAGTCGAATTGAAATATCCAATAACGCAAGACACGTATGGCGGCCGGTTCTCCCCGAGGGGATTGGGAAGGGAAATCATCCACCGGGAAGACGATACGTTTCAGTTTGAGTACGAACAACCTGGCGAGAATTACCAAGGGCGTTGTAGTACGTCTCATGATGGCGGAAGCATAACTTTGACGAAGGAAGAATTGGCCGCAATTCGTTCACATCCTGATGATGATTCGTGGTCATTAGCCCACTCAATTGTAGGAGAATGCGACGCCTATAAGAAAGTAGCGATTATTCGCTACCTACGCAAATACCAGGCAAAAAAGGAGAAAAAAAATGACAAGGTGTAAGTACTGCGGAACACGACTGGCCGACACGGATGCGGCCAAAGCGCATAGACCGCATTGCATTCCACCCAAAATGCAAGACTACCAGGAGATAGCACACTGGTATTGGGTTGAAAAATCAAAGAGTATTCCGATAAAAAAAAGAAAAAAATGACAAGTAGAACTGTAGCAACATTTGAAACGCGCCGATAACAGACGAGGAGTTGCGGTTATGAGACTAAGCTCAAAAGAAATCGAGAGGGAATTGTCCCTCTACGAAGAACCAGAGCCGGAGACACCATACGAGATAGCCGTATCTTGGCTACAAAGATACGGCATCCGGATGTTGACTGTTCACCCGAACGACCCGCCGGGCGCAGTCCTCGTCGCCGAGGCGGTCAACCTGGCCGCTAAGGTTGTTTCGCCGGGTTTCTACGATTTCAAGGCGGCCTGCTTCGAGTGGGCCGCCGAGCAACGCGGGGTGATATCGGGGTGGGGGGACGATGGGGCCTTCTACTTGTATCACCCGGAGGTAGGGGTCGTGTGTGCGCACGATCCCTATGGGGAAATCAGAGCTGTGGGGTACTGGCCACACCCGTGGCACGGTATCCAGAGACAGACCTATGCGTTCAAGCAACTCACCGACCACGAGCTGCTCGCTTATTTCCGCGAGGCCACGCAGCCTCAGGATTGAACGCTGCCCCCTCGGGGGCTACTACACATACGGTCGAGGATTTTGAGTTCGCCGTTGGGCATATCTCCCAATGGCGATAATTATGAGTCCTAGGCTTGTGGATGAATTCCCGGTTGGGATTCCGGGAGAGAAGAGTGATAAATGACAAATAAAGAATTGGCGAAATGGCTCCGCGCTCACTACCAGCGCGGCAGCCAGATCAACCGAATCGCGTTCCTCGCCGACGTAGACGCGACCCTCGAAGCGCTCGGCGCGGAGCCGATCAGCCTGGCGCAAATCAACCACTGGCTATCCAGAAATCCGCCAGCGGATATTGCCGGGCGCAGCTTCGAGGAGTTCCTTGCGCTCACGCTCGAGCGCAAGGATAACCCTGAAGCCCCGGCGCGGATTTATACGGTGTCGCTCGCGCTGAGCGCGGAGGAGGACAAGATCCTCCGGCGCACAGCGAAGAGGGCGCGCTCAACACCCGAGGTCTTCCTCGGGCTTTGCCTACGTATTGGATTCGAGGATGAATGTGGAATTGAGTAATCTGAGAGCAAGCGCGGCGGTCTCTCGCCGCAGAAACCAACAATCGGAGGAAAGCCGATGGATATCTATGTCAAAAACACCAGCAATTGCAGTGGCCTGCCGCTCACCTCTTTTGAAGAGCTTAGTCCGACCTGGTCGGGCGATTCGGTGGTAATCCCATGTGGAGAGCCGCCAAAGAAACGAAAAGTCATCGGATGGACCGACTTGAGATTCGGTTCGCCTTGCAGAGTGTCAGTCACGAAAGTTCAGGCGCCAGGAGGCGAGATTGGATTTTTAGTTTGGGGCGGAAATAGCGGACTGAGAATCCCCGCGCTTGACTACGGCACGCAAATAATCTGGGTCAGTACGCTCGAAGAACTGCCGACCGAAGTCCAAAAGGTGGTGGGTCGTGCCCGGACCGCCTAAGTATGCCACCGAGGAAGAGAGGAAAGTCATGGAATGGATTATCAAGCAGGGGCAAAGCGTCTACACGCATGCCCGGGTGTGGGGCGCTGACGCGCCCATGATATTTCTGGACAAACAAGAGGCGCAGGCTATCACGACGCGCGCCCGCGCCGGTGGTTACAAATCAACCACCGTCATCGAAAACACCGATCCCTATTCGGCGTGGCAGCTCGCCGGATTTCGGAAGGCGAGCGCAGCCGTAAAGGATTACGGCTGCGAGATTACGCAAGAGGGCGTCCTGTGCTGCGCCTCGGTCAACGGCGGCCCGGAATTGCAGTTTGTTTTCGATGATCCCCAAATCTGGCGGTTGGATGTTAGGAGTGGAGAACAACGGACGCTCAACCGAACGGAGATCCTCTATCAGTTCGAGCAAGACACGCCAATCGCGCGCTGGCTGGAATTACTGTGGGGGTACCCACTTATTATGTGAGGGCGCCTTGAGTTGACCGTGCGCGCGGACATCAGCCACAATCCGCGCGCACGGCTCCGAAGCGATCGGAGGAAACCAACAATGTCGGTTTATAAAGTCAGCGGTATCTGGCGATACCGCTTTATGCTCAGTGGGCGGAGGTACTTTAAAGCTCTGCCTGAAATCGAAACCAAATCGCAGGCTCGCGCGGCCGAGGAAGCGCGAAAGACCCACATTCGCGAAGGCAGAGATGGCGAAGCCTCCGCGGATACGAACTTTCGCGCCTTCGTGAATGGGGTATTTCTGCCGTGGGTTGAAACGAACCTCGCGCGCGGGACCTGTCAGTCCTACAGATGGCGATGCGCCGATCTGATCGAAGTATTCGGCGCGCTCGATCTGGCCGAGGTCTCGCAGATCGCCATCGAGAGGTTCAAGCGCGAGCAGTTGAAGCGAAAGACGAAGCGCGGCGCCGCACAATCTACAGCATCGGTCAATCGCTACCTGCAAATCCTCGCGTCAGTCTTCACCCGGGCGGAATCGCTCGGCCTTTCGAGGCGCGACGGCCGCCCGCGAATCGAGACCCTCCGCGAAGACAACGCGCGAATTCGCTATCTGACTCTCGCCGAGGAATCGGCCTTGCGAGGCGCAGCGGCCGAGGCCTGGCCTTACCTGGCGGACCTGATCGCGGTCGGATGCGCGACCGGTCTGAGGCGCGCGGAGCTTTTTGCGCTCCGGAAGGCCGACATCGACCTGACGCTTAACCTGGTTCACGTCCTCGACGGGAAAGGCGGGAAAGCTCGGACAGTTCCGCTCGATCCGGCCGGAGAGGCGCGCCAGATTCTAGCCGGGCTGATCGCGGAATCGCGAAGCGATTGGATCTTCACCTCGCCGCACTCAGGCGGTAAATTCACACGCGCGGATAAGTCGCTCGCGAAGGCGTCGAAACTCGCCGAGGTCGAAGGCGTAACACTCCACGTCCTGCGTCACACGTTTTGCACCAGGCTTGCCGCAGCTGGGGTAGACGTACGGACAATTAAGGAGCTCGCCGGCCACGCCGACATCTCAACCACGATGCGCTATATGCATCTAGTCGAGTCAAACACTCACGCGGCGATCAGGAAATTGACTACTTTCCGAGAGGATTACCACAAAATTGCCACAAAGAATGTAGTTGAGTTGAAATCGAAAGCAGGGTAAAGGCAGCAGCAGCAGCAATTTTCAGCCGAAGCATTGAGCGGAGAGTGAGGGATTCGAACTCCCTCGCGCCGCCTTACCGTTTCGCTGAATTTCGCTGCAACTGATTGAAACGCCTACCACAAAAACAACAGTCAACAACTCGGAGCCGTGCAGCTTCTGACAGTTGATTGCAGCTTGTGAAGTTTTGTTTTACCACAAACTTACCACTCGTCTGCAACCGCCGCGTCGAGCGCGGAGTCATAACAAATAGCCGTTTCCCCATCGCTTATCCCCACACGAGGCGCTAAAGGCCCCTGGCGCAATCATCAACCGCCAACCGGATGGAGACTTCACGTATGCTCCCAGATAGCCATATTTACGCTCAGTTTCAGGCCCTGGCGGCCGCAATCGAAAGTATTCTGACCGACGCGGGAACCCCGAAGAAAATCCGAAAGGCGCTTCTGGGTTTCACCTCAAACCTGCAAAAGGTTTTACCCGCCGAGGCGCGGGTGGAGATCCGGGCGGCCAAAGCAAAGGCCACGGTCAGCGCGTCCGCCTACTTGCTGCGACGAGGCGGGTAGATGTCCCTACTTGCGTTTCCGCGGCCCTGTTTCCGGCGCCGCGGGCGTTTTCTTTAAAAGCTGCTCGCGCTGGCGCTCCCTGATAAGGGAGAGCGCATCACGCTGCTCGATGATCAGTTCCGCCAGCAGTTCGCCGTATTGGTCGAGAGCCGCAGCCGCAAACTCGTTGGCGCTTGAAAATCCGGCCCGGGCCGCAAGCCTCGTCAGACGATCAAAGAGCGGGCGCGAGATTCTAAACTTAAATTGATAGATATCTTCCGGCATAGATTGTTGGTTTCCTTGCGCGGATTCTAGCGAAGAGCGCCGGAAAAGAAAAAGTGTTGACAGACCGAGTACCGTTGTGGTACCTCTCCGGTACCCAAATAGGAGGGAGGGAATAATGAAAAAGAAAACTGCGAAAGAGGCGAAGGCGACCAACTTCCACGTGCGGGTGAAACCCGGCACGGCGGAGTGGTTGCGCGGTCAGATCACCACAGATGCGCCGAGCGTGCCTGCGGTGATCAAGGAGATCATCGAGGCGCAGCGCCGAGCCGAGCGAGCGCAGGCGCAATCCACAACTCAATAAAATTCCCAAGGCTCGCGTCCGCGGTATGCCTCCGATCGGGCGCGAGCGAGGGAGGGCCGCTGACCGCTGCGGGTGCGAGTTGGCGGCCTTTTCGATCTTCACGCGCGCCGACCCGAGACCGATCCAACCGAGGCGCGCCTCACCCGGGGAGATTTCGGGCTGAGTCTCTCCGGGTTCCATACTGCGATGAAATCGAAACCGATGATAGAGGCCATAAGGTGAGACCGTGAACTATTGGCTTAGGCTGTACACGAGCATCTTGAATGATCCGAAGGTGCAGCGCCTCGCGCCTGAACACTTCAAGGGCTGGATAAATTTGCTTTGCCTGGCCAAAGAGAATGACGGCGCGCTGCCGGAGCTGGCGGATATCGCCTGGCGCCTGCGGGTAACGAGCGACGAGGCGCGCGAACTCGTTTCAACGCTTCAAGACGTCGGCCTGATCGAAACGAAGGACGGCCGTTTCACTCCACACAACTGGGAAGGCCGGCAATACCAGCTTGGCGCCGAGGACCGGACAGCCGCCGAACGCGCGCGGCGCTACCGAGCAAACAAACGCACTGACCGTGACGCGTCACGCGACCGTCACGCGACCGTCACGCGTGACGCAACCGTGACGCAAAACGGCAACAAAAAATCGTCACGGCGTGACGCGTCCGTGACGCCCGAGCCGAACGCCCGTAACGTCACGCGTGACGCGTCACATAGAGCAGAGCAGAGCAGAGCAGAAACAGAGACAGAGCAGAAGCAGAGCAGAGGCGCGCTTGCCGCTGCTGCCAACGCTTCGGAGCTTTACTCTGATGAGACGCATGCTTCGCAGTTCACTTTCGAACTGATCAAAACCTACTGCGAGGAAACAAAGCCTAGAGCCAGCAATCCGGGTGGTCTCGCCCGGACACTCTTCCGCACAGGCGAGGAAGACACCGACATTGCGCGCTGGATCGAAGAGCGAGAGCGCCACGCGGCGCACGCCGCGGCCCCACTCGTCGGCCCGAACGACGATTTTTCAGATTTCAATTTCGAGAATTACATCTCGGAATTGATCGAGCGCGGCGATATCTCCCAACTAAAAAACGAGCGGGAGGGGATTGAGGCGAGAGGGGGCCCGCAATTCGAATGGGAGCGGCGGGTCATCGAATATTTCAATAATCACGGCGCGGAAAGCGCCACTTAAGGGAGGTTCACATGAGAATCTTTGCTTACATGGCCGAGGTAATGGAAGCCATAAGGGAAAAGGGCGAGAAGCCGCAGAGGCGGGAGAAGCTCTATAGATTAGAGTTGATCGCAAGTTGCGAAGAGGACTTTGAGCGGCTGGAAGGAATCATGCGCCAGATGCGCGCTCTCGCCGCGGCTGAAGGCAAAACCGTTGTAGATCTGGATCTAGATCCGAGTAACGCGATCGCCCGCGCGGCCGCGTCGCAGAACAACTGAACGGAAGACGAATACCAAGGCGATCCGCCCGCGCGGGCCGGGACACGAGAGAACGGAGGAAATAATGGGAGACCAGGAAGAATTGCCGGGAATGGAGAGGCGCGACTTGCCTGAGATCGAGCAGGCCGCTGACCGCTACCGAAAAATCCGTGATGAGCGCTGCGCGATGTCAAAGCGCGAAAGCGAAGCCAAATCCACCCTCATTCAGGTGATGATGAACGCGGGACGCAGCCTCTACTCATACAACGGCCTGACGGTCGAGCTCAGCAATGTCGAGAACGTCAAGGTCAAATCCAACAAGGATGATGACTATGACGAGCCGGCAACGAAAAGAAGGCAGCAGCGGCAGCAATCGCCACCGACAGATGTCAAGATCGAAGAGCAGTCGGAAACTGAGCCGCAGGCCGTAGTTTGCAAGTGTAGCCACTCCGCCAGTGATCACGAAGAAAACGGGGCCTGCCGCTGGGATGAATGCGACTGCGATGGATTCACGCCAATGTCTGAGCAGGTCAACGATGAGGATCGCGAGCGGCTTCACAGGGAGGCGGTTGCGAGTTGGCGCGGAGAAACAGAGATCATCGAAGCCGAAGAGAAGAGCCCGGAGGCGATTTATACCTGCCAGGGTTGCGGCGCAGACTGCGCACCCTTCGATCTGAGAGTGACTGACGGATTGTGTTCCAGGTGCTGGACGCCGGACGCGGACGCAGCCGACGACTGGGAGACACGCGAATTGAAAGCGCCCATTGAGTACGCCGACAGTTTCCCTGCCCCGCGCTGCGATGAATGCGGGCGGATTGACGGCGCGCATGCGGACACCTGCGGTAAGCGCCCCTGGGCGCTTACATTCGAGGATTACCTGGCCTACGCAAAAGAGGCCAAGCTGAAGAATCCGAACAGTCAGGCGCGCAAGTGGATGCTTGGCCGCGAGAAAGATGCGGAGATTATCGCGTGGAAACAGGCTCAGGTTCCGCGCGAGATGACAGAGCGAGAGCTTGCCGAAGCGCAAGCCAATTGGCAGAAAATGAAAGCGGAGCGGAAGAAAAAGGCGGTGAAACGTGGGAGCAAAGCAATCAGAGGCCGAGGCCGCAAATGACTTCAAGTCCGTTTATGCGCGCCTGAAGGCCAGGCGCGATGCGCTCTACTTGGGAGGGCCAAGGCGAAAACGGCGAGACACGCCATTTTCCGATTCAACAAAGAAAAGGAAGGAGGAGGCGATGCTGGAAGCAAAGCCGAAGCGTAAGACGATACTGATTCGCGCAGGCTATACAAGCGATGGCGCTTGTGATTCGTGCGGCGCACGAATCACTTGGGCTCAGACCAGGCGCGGCGCCTGGATGCCGATGAATAGGGGCTTTTCCCGAATTATCGAGGGCGAGATGTTTCGCGTGTTTTGCGATCAGTCGCATTTCGTGAGTTGTCCGAATGCGAAAGCGCACAGGAAGGGAGAGACATGATCGAAACGGATAAAATAAAAATGCAGACAGAACTGATCGGGGTACTTGATAAGTGGCTCGACGAGCAAATGGAAAAGGAAAGAGTGGATTGCTGCCCTGAACTCGCGCGGATGATGGCGGTCGCTGCGCTTGCTGTAGCCGAGGCGTCGGCGCAGGCGTACGCGAACGCGGAAGAGCGGGGACAGGTATGATCCACGGAATAATGGCCGCGAGGACTTGCCGCTGTTGCGGAGAGAAGGAACGAGATGGCGGATGCGTGCGCGGTCTTACATGCGGCTGCCACGGCACAGAGTGCGATCTATGCCGGTACTGCCTAAAGCATTGCAGATGCACAGCGCAGATGAAGGCCGATTATGAGGCGGCGCGGCTTAAATTCAGGCAGGAAGTTTACAAATTACGGGATCAATTCAAGGCCGTGGTCAACAAGAGAGTTTAAGGAGGGAGAGCATGAATCAACGATCTTTCAGGAGAGCGATGAAAAATGGCGGACCGGAACGCGATCAGATCGAAGCCAAATTCAACGCCGCGATTGACCGTCTCACAAAAGAGCACGGCCACCTTGTTGCGCCGCTTCATTTCGATGGGGCGTTCGTGATCATCGGCGCTCTTCAACTTGCGATGCGGCATCCGGAGATGCCGCCGAAGAGCGCGCGGATGATCAAGGATTTCATCGGCGCCATACAGGAGGCGGTCAGCAAGGAGCCAATCCTTGCTGAGATCATCGAATCCGGATTCGATCCCGCATTTGATGTCGAACCGAAGGCTGCGCCGCGCAGCCTTGAGCTCCCAGACTTAGGCCCAAAGTGGGAACGCGGAAATGTGCGCAGCGAGCGCCGTCAAAGGCCGTTTGAGGAAGCCATAAGGGAAGCTTTCGAGGAAGTCTTGCGGCAAGCTCTCGCCGAAATTCGCCAACAAAATGAGTCAGGTGAGGGCGGAAAGCCTATCAACAGTTGGGCCATTCTTGATTTTGAGAATGGCCAATCGGCGCGCCTGCAACTTGAATGCGAGCCGCCGACCATTCCAACGATACCAAGTTTTAATTGAGCAATGTCGCATAAGGCTTCGATAAACATGGAAGAGCAATGTAAAAATCCAGGAGCGTTTCGATACACATGGCCCAGCCGCGATGAAGCCTACATCTGCGCGCAATGCGTGGAAAATTTGAAAGCCACCGCAAAGGCGCTCGGAATGTATTTGCAGATTCGAGCTCTCTCCGAAGAGGAGCAATGGCAGTGCGAGCAGACGATCGAATCATCTGATCCAAAGACGACATAAGGACGCCCCGGCCCCTGCTCGACACAGAGGCCGAGGCCACGATCAACCAGCAGGTAAAGGCACGGTTGACCGCGGCCATTCAATTGAATGGCGTGCACACTCTCCACTGAGTAGGGAAGGGGAGTCAAGATCAGCCGTGTCTCTCGAAAGGAGAGACACATGCAAATCAACAGGCTTATTTTCAAAAACATCAAACACTCAGCAACCGCTGGGCATTTCATTCTCGTAATCGCCGCTCTAGTCTCAGGGATCGCTACCGGAAAAATGATGTGGCTCGGCTCAATTGGGGATCATTGGCTAATTCGCATCGGCAAGGTCGCGCTCGGTCTCGGCCTAGTAGAAGGCGCAATCGGCTGGACATATCATGGAATCAGGAAGGTGTTCACGAATAGCGCGCAGAGACTTTTTGGATGGTTCTTTCTCGGCGGCCTGCTCTTCGTTGTGTTGACCAATCTCTATACTGAGCGAATGTTGAGCCGAGGCGCGCAAATCAACGAGTTTCAGCAGGCCTGGGTGGATTGGGCTTTCGATTCGGTGGTCGGCGTCATGCTCGCGGTCGGAGCGATTCAATTATTCAGCGACGATGCGCGGCTTGAGCGCTCACGGCTCCGGCAAATCGGCGAGCAAGCTGAGGTCGAGATTGAAAAGCAGCAGCAGCAAATCTTCCCGGCCTCGATTGAGGCGAGTGAGGCCGGCTCGCTCCCTGAGCAACCACTGGGAAACGGATATCGCCGCTGAGACTTTCAGCGGCGCAAATCCCCGAACCGGCGTTCGCAAATACCCAAACCTGGGGAACGGTCGCCGAAGTTAAATACCCGAACTTTTTAGGGGCTGTCTTCCAAATACCCGAACCTTCCGCAAATTGCGGCGGGGAGAAGGGTTGCGAAATCCCCGAACCTTCTGACCCTCAAATACCCGAACCTTTTTTGTTCGGGGATGAGATCGAGGCGAGTAATCTACTCGCGCAGAATCTCAGATTATGGAGACTTGAAGTTTATGGGGATCGACATGGAAAGCGGCGCGCCCGGCACGTGCTCAGATTCGTCACACGACCCGAACCGAGGATCGAGCTCGGACAGGTCAACGAGAGAATTGCCGAAGAACTTGCCGCAAGGCCGGGCCGCGGAAGATGGCGGGGAAGCCGCAGGGAAGCAAGAGACTTGTGTGTGGCTGCTCAGTCAATTGCAGAGCATTTTAGGCGAGTTAAACGACCGCGGCGTTGCCACGAAATTCTTTCGCGGCAACAAGACGCTGATAATCACGCTGGCGGACACGGCGATCTGCCAGCAACACACGATCATTTACAGCGGACGACGCTGCCCAGTCTGTAAACAATCAGAAAATCGAAAGGAGACTGACCATGGAGGGGAACAATGACGGTTGAAGAAGCTTATCAATGCGCAAACGAGACGGGGCATAAAGAGTTCACTTTCACTAGGCGCGGCCAGTCGGTGAAGGCGGAATTTATGGAACCGCTTGATATGGGAGAGGTATATCTCCCACAGCAAAAGAAGAGAACCGTGATCCAACGGTTCTATGACGAATGGGAAGCCGCCGCCACTAAGCAGTTGGCCTCTTTGGAGGAAGCATGAAAGATCAGCAATCTCTCGAATCTTTTCGCGCAGACCTTCAGCGCATGAATGCGCGCGTCAGGGAACTGGAGCATCAACTTGCGGAGGCGGCGAACGGCCATCTACCAGAGGATGCGCGACTTGAGCCCGACCTGATAATGATCTCCAGCATGGTCAGTTCGGCGAACGGTGAACCAATGGTCATCCTGCGATGGTTCACGCATACAGCACAGCTACCAATCAAGCAGGCGCGCGAGCTCGCGCTAAATTTGCTTGACGCCGCGGAGAGCGCGCGCGCCGATGCGTTTCTGGTGAGCTTTATGCGGCAAAAAGGGCCAGAGGCGGGCGCCGCGCTCGTTATGGCTTTTCGAGAGTTTAAAAAGAAGATGGAAGCCGATACCGTATTTTTTGAGAGGGAGTTATGAGGAATTCAAACCAGCCGCCGACTTGTCAAACCTGTAAATATTGGGATATGCGCTATCCGGAAAATCAAGACATAGGGGTTTGTCTACGCATGGGGTTATCTGTTTTCCAAGCTCAAATACAGCCTCAGTGTTAATAACAGCCGCGAGTCAAAAGCCCGTCTCAGACTTTGAGGCTGTAAGAACAAAAAAAGAATTCGGCTGTAGGTTTCACTCAGACTTCGTTCACATGGCATTCATCGAAGGCTGAGTGTGGCTCCATATACAGCATTGATTGAAAGTTTCGATTGACAGAGGCGCGCCTGATCTGTAATCTCATGTCATACCAAACTTGCATGGCGTGATGAATTTCGGAACCGGTGAGAGTTAGCCCGGAGCGAAGTTTTCAGGGAGTTTTCAAGGCCAAGCATAAGGCCAATGAAAAGGAAGCCGCCAATAAGCGATGCTTATTGGCGGCTTCCCCTTTTCCAACATAACATCTATTATCGGACTCGATAGGTATACCTCAATTCATTACTTTTCTTTATCGTATCTCCGAATCGCGGAGCGCTACTTTCCGCATAACAGCCCGCAACTTGTAAGCGCGATTTCTGTATCAAAAGAATCATTGAATAGTCCCTTATTGAGCCGACGCCGAATCATTTCCACCACATCGCGGGCGCGTCGGTCTAGGATTTGTTGCCGCCGATTCCTTACAAGGTTGTCAACATGTCCCGCCGATAACCATGTGAAGGGCGATTGCTGCAATCGCCCTGTTCGACGTTCCATCCAGGCGGCGTTCTCGAAAAGGTCGGGATGCGCCTCCGCCAACCAAGTAAATTCGTACTGACGCTGATAAAAACAAAAGTGGCAGTTTGAGCGCGTGCGCCCAGCGAAAAGCATTCGCTGTTCCCATTCTGGTAGTTCATTTATCAACGTCCATGAATCTCCCAAAAATTCACAGACCCGATAATAGAGAGAAGGCCAGAAGAATGAGGGCGGCAATAGATTTTGTCGGTTTAGGATTAGCCAAACGCCGCGCAAATCAATGCCTGCCTCAATGAGCGGATAAATCGGTGTGCTGGTATCCGAAGGGCGCACGCCAACGCGATTCTCATCGGCGCGCAGTCCGTAGTAGACGTAGGTCTGCCCTTTCCCATAAAACTTCTCCATCGGACGAATCTTGCATTCTTTAGTGCAAAAGCGCCTATTTGCAGAGGGCAGTATGTCCCGCTGCGCAATCACGTCAGCGAGGCTTTTGCCGATCCGCTGAATTGTCCATCCGGTCTGGCGTTCAACCTGCTCTAGCCACGCGTATGTTTCTGGCAGCTCTGCGCCTACGTCGCAAAATAAAAACTCGTAGTTGGTATCCGGCTGGCGCGTCGTTTGAATCAGGGCTGCGCAAAGCGAGTCCTTGCCAGAAATTGGAATGATGTGCCTCATATTACTCTCTTCTTCTTCCTCCAATCCCAAGGCGGAATCGGCTTCTCCGCCTGCCATAATCCCACCTTCCCTTTACGCGCTTCGGCTTCCGCCGCTTCATACTGCGACGCTTCGATCTCCGGCGTCTCGGCGGCGTAGCGCTTGAAATACCAGGCGCAGCCACTTCGAATCTGCGCGAGATTCACATTCTCAGAGCCAAGCAGAGCCGTTCCGAGCTTGCGCTTGTAACGATCCGCCTTCAGCCAGATGACCACGATCTCTTTCCCTGAAATTTGATCGCCGAGACTTTGCCGGCAGGCTTTGCCGAAAGGTTGGCTCGTCTCGGGCGCGTCAATTCCGGAAAGCCGGACACGGTGAGTCTGTCCGGAAGCGTCGCGCAGGTCGAACGTATCGCCGTCAATTACGCGGGCCGCAACGCCGCGAAGCGAATCGGCAAAAACGGAGGAAGGCAGCAGCAGCAAAAACATTAGGGCCAGAGGCTTCATGGCGCGAAGCTTAAGCCCGGAAGCCGACAAAAGCCAAGCCGGGAAAGACCGGTCTCTCTGAAGCAGCCTCTCAATCCGCTATACTTTCCCTGATGAATCAGGTTGAAGCGATAAAACATAAGTTGGGCTTCATAGAAAGTCTCAGAAGAAAGATAGAGAAGGAGCTTGCCGAGATGAGCGAACCGAAATTTACAATCGTCGAGTACGGGGAGATGGCGCCGCGGGAGTACCCTACGAGTCGCAAGGTCGGCGATACCGACCACATCAACGCCGCGCTCAATTACGTCTTTTGTGACGATAGAGCGCTCCACCTGAAAGCCGAGAGGGAGCGAATCACGAGGATTTATGATGCGGCGATACGCCGCATAGACGAGATGGTCGAAGAGCAGGAAACTGAGAAGGCGCGCCTGCGGAAAATCGTCAAATACCAGATCGCCGAAGAGACGGCGGCGCACGCCGCAGCCCCGACAAATCTGATGACGCCATCCAAAGAGCTTCAAAAATGAAAAAGCGCTGGCGGCATCCCGGTTACCAGCGCTTTTTCATCAATCGAGTCTCGTACAGGAGATGTTTAGGTGGTAAGCCGAGGTTACACGCTTCCCTTCCCTCACACAACCCAATTCCTCAAAAATTTAAGCCTCGCCTCTCCGGCGGCCCCGGTCTGCGTATAACCGCAGGCCCCCACTCTCAAACTGTCCGCGCCGGTGAATTGAGACCCCGAAGGGACAATCTCCGTCCAATCAGCTTCCGCGGCGGGCTCAACCGTTCCGCTGTTATAGAAAGCTCGGAAGCGGCTTCCCTGCCGCTGCAACCGGACAAACAGATAGCTCGCGCTCGCAACGCCCGTTCCGCTCGTTTCCGCAACCGTAGACGCCGCGTGCTCATCGAGCCGCACGGGAATGGTATTCGTCCCATTGTCTTTTGCGCCGACGTAGACGCCGAGACCTGAAGAGGCGCTGCGGGCGCCAATGAGCGCTCGACGAATCGCGCCGCCCGATCCGCCATCACACTTAACTCTCGCCCAGGCATCGAAGCCGATCCCAACATTTTGATAAAGCAATCTCCCGGCGCTCGGGAGAGTCCCGCTCGGATTCGTCTGTTTTAGTTCTCCGCTTGAAGCGTCAACGCTCCAGCCTTCGGACGTGGCCGACCAGTAGGAGTCTATTACCCCGAACTCGAATTCATCGGCGAGCGGCGGCAGGTACTCAACCACCGTGCATTTGCGGCGCGCGGGCCGCATCTCGATCTGCAGCACGTAGAAGATTCGAGCGTCGTAAAAATCAATCAGGATATCGCCGACTTCGATGTCGGCGGATCGGGAGGATTCAACGAGGCCCGTAACCCCCTCCTCGATTTGGCCGCGCGCGACAATCCGAGGCGCGCCCGCGGATTGCGAATAGATCGTGAGCCATAAGGGAGCGACGAGCCTGCTTGCGACGTTTCCCGGGCGATGGCGATACATTTTCGTACGCGGCCCGGCGTGAGCCACCGGGCTCGCTATTACCGCGCTGCTGCCCGATCCTCCGCCACCGCCCGACAGGGCCGACGTGCATTCAAAATCATCAACATCGGGCGGATTGGTCAGTTCCTGCGCCGCTCCATAACAGCCAGGCTTGCCGCTCATCAGTGAGGAATCCGAGGCTGTGATTCTTGAGGTTCCATTGAGGAAGACCTCGAGCGATGAGCCTGCCGCGACAAGCTTGACAGTGTAGAAGGTTGAGAGCGCAAAACCGCTGATCACATAATCAGCGATGAAGCTGTCCGCGCCGGCGACAATCTTGCGCAGGGTGAGATTGCCGGCCTGATCAACGAAGGCATAGTAATAATTGCTCGCGTCCGCCGCGCGAACGATAACGCCCGTGCCATTATTGGTCTCAGTCGTCGCCTCACATTTTGCCTGCGCGTATTGATCATCGGGAAACGAACTCTCAGCCCGCGCCATCACCTGATTATTATTATACGCGGACTGAGGTCTTGCCGTAGCTGAGCCGCTTGTCGCCCACAAGCCTGAGAGGGTCACCCAGTCCGACCCGATAGACGCTCGATTGAAGTTGTCGGTGATCGCCATCAGCCAACCCCCAAGAGAAGAAGATTCTTCGATGCGCCGCCCGAGGCCGTGGCGTCCGTACATTCAAAATCATCGTGGTCTGAGAATTGCGCGGCGTCGCCCGTTAACTGGAGCATTCCTGGCTTGCCACCGGAATGCGCGCTGTCGGTCGTGTTGATCTTCTCCGCGCCCTCGAAGTAGCCAAGGAGCGTTGTGCCCGTCGCCTGTAGCTTGAGGGTATAAAGCGTATTGGCCGAGGCGCTAACTACCGAGTCGGCGATGTAGGTATCAACGCCGCCAACGATCTTCTGCAAGGCGACGTTATTGGTATCCATCACCAGGTAATACCCATTGCCGGAGCCGTCCAGCCGGATCGCGACAGCTCCCCGCGAGTAATCCCCGGTCGTTGTGAATTCGCATTTGCCCTGCGCGTACTGGTCGTTCGGAAATGAGCTTTCAGTCCGCCGCGTCGCCGTAGTCGCGAAATTGTCCGTTGGCCTCGCGGTCACCGATCCCACCGTCTCCCAGGCCGTCGCGCCGGAGACGAGCTCCCAGCCCGCGCCCAAACTCGCCCGGTTGAAATCGTCAGTGATCGAGCTTCCCTGCTCCGGAATCACCTTCTCGAAAAGGTCATCCGTTGAATTCGGCTCAAGCCGGAGCATGATCCGGCGGGCGATCGCGCCGAGATCGCCCGCATTCGACAGGTTCAGCGCGGCGAGCTTCGTATTGATGAGCAGCCGACCAGCGAGCGGCAGGCTTGAGAGCGCCGCGCCATCCCAGCTCTTTACGAGATCGGAGAACTTCGCCCCGGCGCCGGGAAGCCGGACAAGGCCGGAGACCGAATCGAGATCGGTAAAGGAGGCGGCCTCGACAACGAAGAAGGAATGCAGGGGCGAGGAAGGATCGGCGAGCTGCCAGGCGCGCGCGCGGCCAGGCAGCGCAAGAGAAGCGACGAGACCGAGCGGATTAAGACGGCCAGCGACCGAAATCAGGTCTGTCAGGTAGGCGGCAATCATCTGTCTCTGTTGAAAAATGGCGCCTCAAGGCGCGCTACTCGCTCCTGAAGCTGTTGGACAATCTGAGCGAGCGAGTTAATTCGCTCCTCGACACGCGCTAGAGCGACGCGTACGCCCCAAAAAGCGCCGGCTGCGGTCATAAGGCCCGTGACCAGGGAAACCGCCACTGTGACCCAGGCCGAAGACATTCATTGCTCCCTCTCTATCTCATTCTCGATTTCCCGCACGCGTCCCTCAAGGTTGCGCAGCCAATCGAGAATGACGTTAAGGCGCCTATCAAAGCGCGCAGTGATGAACCACGCGCCAAGGAACGTACAAATCATCACGACGAGCGAAACAACGAAGACTCTCAGCCAAACCATGGAGCTACACTTTCGATTTAAATCCGACCATTGAGCAATACATCGTCGTCACCGCGGCGCCAGGATCGAAGTTCCACGCTTCATTCGCCGCGTTCGGCGGCAAGGGAACAGCCCAGGAAAAAACGACGCCGCCGTTTGCCGGCACAGAGAATGTAGCGCGAACCGTGGTCCCACTCTTCAGTTCGCAATAAGTATTTGTTGAAGAGGTGTTGGTCAGGCCAACCGATGTCAGGTATTGCTTGATACCCGCGCCCGCCGCCGCAATCACTTGAGTCGAGGAGCCATCCGTGTTGCTCGCGTTGCCGCTCACGATATCCTCGAGGTTGCAATGCGGGCGCGTAATGAGCACGCCGTCCACGCCGCAAAATAAATCGCTCGCGTCGCCATCAGCGACAAGCGTAACGCCGCTGATCGCGGTCTCAGCCTTCGCCCCGATCCGCACAGGATTGCCCGCCGCAACTGCATCGTGCGCCACATCGCCGACGACTTCGATCGTGCCCGTCGAAGCGGGAAGGCTTGAAATTGCGACCGTCCCGTCTACTGTCAATGACCCGCCGTTATCATCAACCGAAATTGCGCCGCCGCCATCGCCTACTACAAACGTCCCGCTGCCGGCGTTCGCTGTCACCGCGCCGTCAACGGTGAGTGATCCCGCGCCGTCATCAACCGACAGGGTTGAATTGTTGTCCGTCACCGGCACGGCGGCGCCTGAGGCGTTCACCCATAGTCGGCCCGAGGAATCAGTATTGATTGTCGAGTAATCGCCGTCCGCGCCGCTTGATGACGCCGCTGTGTCTCGCCGCACGGCGCCCGCGAGGCTGAGCGCTTCCCCTCCTGCGCTCGCCGCGTCCTCGGTATACTGAGTCCCGCCCCCTCCACCCGAATCCACGATTACATGCTGCGTGTGCTCACCACCCGATTCAGTGGTTTTCTCCGTGAATTTATTGCCAAGCCCGTCGTGTCTTGTAAGCGCCATAAATCCTCAGCTTGTGGCGATCGTGATCTGTTGCCCCAACTCGAAGCTGCCGCGCTCAACTGTGTAGAGCGCGCCATCCGACATCTTCATCTGGCAATCGAAATAGTAGATGCGGCGCGCGGTCAAGGGGACCGTGTTCGCCGCCGTAATGTCAAAGCGCAGTTCCGGCGCCTGAGCGTTCAGGATTTGCCCAATGCCCGCGACATTTGATGTCGTAATGGAGAGCATTCCGCCGACCGCCGTCCATGCGGCATTCGCTGTTGGATCGCTCGCCGTCTGGCTCGCTTTGATAGCGAGCCAGGCCTTTGAGACCGTCCGCGAAGCCCCGGAGCGCAAGACCGGAACAATCGGATAAACGAGGATCTCTCTTGTGTCACCCGCAACCAGGCCTGCAAGCTGATCGCAAATCTTCACCCCGTAGACGCCAAGATGCTGACCTCTAAGCGACGCCGCCCACTCATCATCCCAGTCATCGAAGCCGGGCCGATACCGGATTGGTAAATTGCGCACGCTTTTCATAGGTACTCAGGTTTGCCTTCAGCCTGGATTGCGCTCGCGAGCGCAAGCAGCGCCTCTTGCTCCTTCGCTCCGCCGCGAAGGCCGAACTTCGCGGCGATGGCTCGCGCCGAATCCGCCGCCGCGAGGTATCTATCATCGTAGAAAGCAAGCAAGGCGCCGATTTCCTCATCAGAGAGCTGCTGATCATCCGTATCGGTGTCACCGATGCGGAAGCGCACCCAGTTGAGCGCCTTCTCAAGCGCGGATGAATCGTAAGACCAACTCATTCGCGCCTCCGGTGTTTGAGTTTGCGCCGCAGGCGTCCGATCGGGCCGTCTTTGATCTCAGATGGCCCCGGCAGAGCCTGCGGCTTGGGGGAAATGGGCGCGACCTCGACCTCAACAACAGGAATATCCCAACCCCGATCAATCAGCAGAAGCGCAACCGGCTCATCGGGATCGATCGCATCACCCGCCGCCACAGGGATAGCCCAACCCCGATCAATCAGCAGAAGCGCAACCGGCTCATCGGGATCGATCGCATCACCCGCCGCGCTCAACATGTACGGCTTAATCAGTCTGATTTTCATGGGCCCTCACCGTCACCCGAAGCACCGCATGCCCCGGGTAACAAAACCACTGCTCACCGTCCGACCACTCGACGCCGCTGCGCGCGGTCTCGCGCGCCCTGTCGAGCGCCGAATCAAGCGGCGCCTTAATAACGCGCTCGAGCTTCCGGCTGTCATTCAGATGAACAGCCAGGAGCCAGGCGCGCGCCGACGAATCGAGCGGAGCCTCGACCGTAATCAAGGCTCGGCTCGATGTCGGCGGCTCTTTCTGTTTCCAAAAGCTCAGCCTCATACGATCAGCCGCTGTGAGTAGCCGGACTTCGCGGCCGTATTCGGGGAAGCCTCAGCGCGCGTGAGGATGCAGACGCAAGCTCCGAATCCGCCCGCCGTGCCGTCACCGTTAGTCGCCACTAGATCTAAGTAGCGCTTACGCTTCGTCAAATCCAAGCAAATCGAAAACAGCTTATTGTCATCCGTCGCGCTCGGGAGCGTAGAGGCGCTCCCAGCGTCATTATTCGATGTGCCGAAGATGGCGCCGGGCACATCCGCCATGCCTGATCCCGATGTGTCGCTCTCCTGAACCTTCAGCGCGACCATGGCGATGTCGGTCGCGCCGAGAATCCAGACGAATTCGGCGTAATCAAAACCAAGTGTATCGATCTCGACGGTTGTCCACGAGGCGTTATCTACAATCGCGACCGGGAACGTTACTCCGATCACCTTTTTATTTTGCGCAGCAATCATAAAAAATCCTTTGGAAAAATGCGGGCGCAAGGGCGGCGCGCCCGCATAATTAACAGTCAGCCCCTGCCCCGATCGGGTTACGAGGATGCGGTAATCAAGCCAACGACCGGCCCGGCGTTCGTGGCGTCACCCACGTCGTGAACAACAATATCGAAGCGCTCAGTCCCCTTCACACCGATCTCATCGGTGTCGAAGTAGCGATGCTCGGACATTGATATTACAGTCTGACGCCGATCCCCGAAGCGAGCAGCGAGGCGCAAACTCCCAAACACGACCGGGACCTGTGAGTTCCCCTCAGTCTTCGGCATTACCTGCGAGGTTTTAACCGGGTAGCCGAGGAACGTCTTCAGCCGCTTCCCTTCAATCTCCTCAGCGGTTACGCCGCCCGCCGCAACCGCAAGGCGCTGCATAACCGTCGCCCAGAAGAAGCGCGAGCAGAACCACGCGCTATCCGGTCTATCCGCATATTCGGGAAGCGAACCGACAACGCTGTTGAAATTCGCGAGCGTCAATTCCGAATACGCGTTGCCCGCGCCGACAACGAGGCCAACGCCGCCGCCCGCGCCGTAGACATCCTTCAGGCGATTACGAACGCCATTGATGCCGCCATAGGTCGAGGTTCCGTCACCGTTAAAGCCGCATTCGTCCTCCTTGTTCGCGAACGCGTAGGCGATCTCTCCGGCGAGATCATCGCCGAGAGAGACAATGATGTCCTCGTTGAGTTCGGATGAGACGCGCGTCAAGGTCATAAGCTTGCGCGCAGTCAAGGTCACCTGATCCCAAGCCTTTTCACTCTCTGTGGGCGCCGTCGCTTCGCCCGCGAAGTAAGCTGTCAGGCCTGACGTGCGGCGGCCAATACTCTTCGTGTCCCGCATCATCGGGACGATGCGGGCAAACTGGCGAAACAGCCCATAGGTTTCGCGAAGGTCGATCAAATCATTGTCAAACTCCGGAGGGACAAGGAAGCCTCCCGTGGTGTTGACGGATTCCTTCATTGTCTTGAGCTCGACACCCGTATCAGACATCAGCTTGATGCCTCGCTCCGCGATCCATTCGCGAGCTTTGGCCGTCGCCGGATCTTCCGCGCGGCCAAACGCCGCGGCAAACCACATGCCGAAACCGTATGCGGCCTCTTCCGATTCGCGCCTCGAGTCGCGATGGAAATTTTTCACGGAGGCCCAACGGGGCCGAATGATTTTAGGTTCGGCGGGAGAGTCCCAGGTTTTTCTTCCCTTCCCTTGCTCCTCCTCAGGGTCGGGCCTGGTCAATTCGCTTTCGGTGTCTTCAAGGAATTGAAGATTGCCGAGCTTGTCCTTGAGCATCTTCGCCGCAGTGATGCCCTGCGCAAGCTGCTTATGTTCTTCTTCGGTCGCGCTCTCGCCTTTCGTCTCCAATTCATCAGCGAGCGCGCGATTCTCCTGAACCATCTTCAAGAGATTGGCTTTCAGGCCCTTGATTCGGTCACTCATATTTCACCTCAAATAGAAAGTTCCAGTTCTCGCAACTGATCCAGTTCTTGAGTGAGTGACGCGCGCCAATCAAAGCTCGCCTCGGCTCGGCTCTCTGTTTCGGGTTGCTCTTCAGGTTGCTGCTCTTCATCGTCAAGCTTAAGCTCCGCGAGCAGCGCGCGGAGCTTAAGCAGATGATCGGCAAATTCGACTTTGCCGGATCGAAACTCTTCAACAGCCTTTTCGACGCGGGAGACGAGAGCGCTCATTCGCTCAATCGCCTTACCGTCCACCGTCGTCGCCGGATTCATCCCCCAGTTGACATCCGACGTATCCCACAATCTAACCTCGACCAGCTCGCGCACGCGCATCTCGGTAACCAGTCCCTCGTTGACGGTCGAGTAGTCCCGTTTGATCGTGTCATACCCGAACGACATCTCGAGCCCGGCGCCCTTAACGATTGCGTCGAGCACTTCATTGCCGCGCTCCGTCTCCAGGTATTCGCGCGTGACCTCAAGTCCGCCCGTCGCATCGGGCGCATAGGCGAGGACCGATTCAGGCAAGGCCTCGCGACCGATTTCTTTCAGCTCGCGAATCGCCGCGACCGGGGGCGTGCAGAAATAATCCCAGCCGTCCTGCCCGTGGTTCCAGAGGTGCTTGAAGCGTCCGCGCCCTTCGGCCAAAGTCTTTGAGAAGGCGCCGGGCCAGAGCCTGTCACGGCCAAGATCTATGTTACCGAAGACAGCGCATACCCCGGTCACCGTCCTACCTTCAATCGTCTTCACGAATTGCGGTAGAGATTTGAATTCAAGCTCCATAAAACTCCTCAGTTTGGATAACCTCGCGGTACAGCCCGCATCATGATAACCGTGCACCTACAGCGTCCGTACCCACCTGCGCAGTCAGGCAGCGGACAATCCGGCAAGTCTTTTCGTTCACGAACATCGTTGTTAAGCGTAAAGGTTTCGAGATCGCGGCACGCCTTACAAGGATTGCCGTATTCGAAGGCTGTCACCCAGCCATAAATCCAGTACGCCTCTCTATCGTCATCGCGCGCGGCCTTCATCTCCCGATCGCGCCCCAGCGCAATCGCCGTATTTGCGCCCTCGGTCGCCGCCGCCTCAAGAAACGCTTTGCTCGAATCTTCAAGCCGCGCTCGAACCCTGCGCTCAAATTCAACCGGAGAGAGCAAGACAAAATGAGCGGCGGCGGCGGCGGCGCGCGATTGAATATCATTGAGCACGCGGCTGATCGTCGCCTCAGATAACCTATCAAGCCGCGCCGCATCCTCATCGAGAAGCTTCCGCGAAGCTTTCGCCTTCTCCTGTTCATCCTCCTGCGTCTGGCGACGGAGTTCACGCCGGAGAAGCGTCCGGCCATTATCAAAGAGCGTCTCAAGCTCAGACTTAAGGGCTAAGTGTGAAGCCTGCGGCCAGTCGAGAGTGAGCTTATGGAAGTCGCGAGGCTTAAGCCTCAGCAGTTTCCTGATCGCCTCATCGATCAAAGCGCCGCGGGCGATGAGCAGGCGGGAAAGCGCGTACGCTTCACCTGCAATCATCTCTCTACCCGTATCAACAAGGCCAATCTTTCGCTCAGTCTCGGATGGCTCTCGCCAGCACCGAACGCCGTCCCAATCAAAGGTTTTAAGCGAGCGAGGCGCGCTCGCTCGCTTCTCGCCCTCATCTTCATCCACATAACTTGGATCACGCGACCCGGTAAGAACTACCGAAATCGCCTGCTCAGTCACGCCCGCGGCGGCTTCGAGTTGCTGCGCGACCACATCCGGCGTAATCGGGATCTGATTGGCCCGCCGCAAGAAATAGTCGCCGCCCTTCTCGGGCGGATAACCGAGCACGCCAAGGGCGCGGTTGAGCGTAAGCAAGCCGACGCGGAAATCCTCGCGCGCCCGCATCGAGCGTGAAGCGATCTCTTCTTGAAGCGCCATCACTTGCGACATATCCCAGTTCACCCTGATTCGCTCAGCTCTAACATCCCGCTCCTTCCCCCATTCCGGGAGCAGTCTCCAGGTGAGAAAGAGGCGCAGGCGCTTAAATACCGGCGACATCGTGTTCATCCAGAAATCAATCTGCGCTTCCTTCGCGCTCCCGCGCTGATTGACGTAGAGGAGCCCTACGTATGCGCCGACAAGCAGGGGCGGAACGCCGAACACGGCGCATATCCGCGCCTCGATCTGGCAGCGCAGCGTCTGCGATTCAATATCGGCGAGAGACGAGCCAACCTTCTCATATTCCGCGTTCTCATCGAAGACAGCCGGCCCTCGCGAGTAGCGCCCGCCCCAGCCGTAGCGATTAACCCATCGCTCCTGAATGGCCTCAGCCTCACCCTCGCGAAGTTTTCGCCCAAGGACCTTGATGATCCCCGAAGGGATTCCCGAGTTTTGAAAGAACGCGCGGACGTAGTCCGTTTGCTGGCTGTCAGCCTCGACGGACCCGAGCGCGACAGCCAAAGGCGAAAGGCCGTGATAGATGTTCGCCGGATCGGGGAGGCGCGAAACCAAAACATCTTTCGGTTTCAATTCGACCTTGCTCGCACCGTCCCTGAATTCATAACCGGCGATTCGGCGGCCGCCGCTCCCCGGAACGACCGCCATTTTCGCCGGATCGAGCGGCCAGAGTTCGGTTGGCCGCCCGGAGTCTCCGCGCACGATCTCAGCGTAGAACTCGCCGGCTATCTGCTCGGAGATAAGCCAGCTTTGAAGGAACTGCGCGCCGTCCATCTCCGGATTCGGCCGCATCAGCAGTTGTCTGAGCGGGTGACCGGCCTCCCTCTCCCACTCGGACCCGTTCCATCTTTCAACAACCGGTTCCGGATCGAGCGCCGCCTCCGCAATCTTCTGAATGCAGGCGTAAACGAGCTCGTTACGGCGATACCAGCCTTGCAGGCTCACGACATTTACGGGCGGATACTGCGGCAAGCCCTCAACTCCGATCCGCACGAGATCAAAGGCGCGCTTCGCCGACACGTCATGCCACCAGGCCTTAAAGCGCGCGCGCACGCTCACACGTACACCCCCTGCGAGGCCGATTCAAAATGCATCACAGCGTAGCGCATCGCATCCATGCCGTGGTCATCGCGCTTGACCGGCTGGTCCTTCTTCTCATCCCAAACGTAGCCCTCGATCTCTTCCTCCGTCGAGGTCGGGAGCTTGCGCTCCGCAAGATCAGTGTCACGTGAAACAAGCGAGTCGCGAAGCAAGAAGATGCGCGCCTTGCTATCGCCCGCAATCTTCATTCGACCGGCGACCGCTTGAATCCCGTCGCTCACGCTCTTGATCGCCGGGATCGTTCCAAGGCCAAGGTATTTTTCGAGCGTTGCCCTGTCTTCCGCGTCGTGATCGGTCACCACCGCTACCGGAGCGGGTTCACCCGCCATCAGCCCAAGAATCTCACGCGCGTGATCTTCCACCAGGCGGCGAGTCCGGTATATCTCGCGGTAGCGGTAGAGCCGGCCATCCGGATCCATCACCCACCATTGGCAGACAAACGGATTCGTGAATCCAAAATCAATTGAGAGGATGCGATCCCAGTCGGCGGGAATATCGAAGCGGTCAATGAGCAGCTCGGGCCGCCAAACATCGGCATACACCATCCCTTCGGCCATCGCCCAGATGCCTTTGCGAAGCCGCAGATAACGAACGCCCGTAAGCGCATCGAGTTTTGCGATGTAGGCTTTGCCCACTTCAGTCCACGCGCGGCACCCGCGGTCATAAAGAGTCGGGTTGTCCTCATGAACCGAAGGCAGCAGCAGCAAAGAGCCTCGCGCTTCCCTGCCCTTCAGCCAGTGAGAAGGCGGGCCGGGATTGCAGTCCGCGATGAGTTGCTGGTAGGGCATCACGAAGTTGCGAAGCCGAGTGGTCAATTGCTCCCAGTCCGTTTCCGTGAGCTCCGTCGCTTCAAGGCAACAAGCGATATCG